AGAAAAAGCTCCAAGGACACCGTCTTTAATTAGTTGTGTTACATCACCAGCAGCTTTAGATATCTTTGCAGATATTTCTAAACCGTTGTCTGTAACTTGTAAATCTTTTGCACGACCAATAGGTTTGTCGTAGTTGTGATTAAATAGAATTATTGGATTATTTTTGAAATTCTCTAATCCACCTTTAGTCCAAGCATCGCTTTCGATTATATCTCCAGCTCTGTCAAGACCGTTGGTACTTGCTGACCCTTTAATTTCAACACCACCATCGTCAGTATCTCCTAATGATTTAAAAGTGCTTGTCCAGTGATAAATTTTATTCGACATCTTTCTTCTCCACTTTTTTCTTAGGCGCTGCTTTAGGCTTTTCTTCTTTAACAACTGGTGTTAATGTAACAGGGTACCATTTATTCATTGCTGCAATAACTCTCTTCCAAGAGCCTAATTGCCTTTTAACATAAATTGCTTTAACAGGAGCTTCTTGACCGTATGATTTATACTCTGATAAGGTCATGGTTTCTACGCCTTTGCTCGTAAAAAACTCTGATAAAGCTTTTAACATTTTATCTTTTGTCATATTTATTCCTCGTTATCTACAGGCTCTGTAGGCCTGCCGCCTTGTTCTGGATTTGCTGCTGAACCTGCTATATTTGCTGGTACTCTTGGCTCATCAAATCCATTCACAGGATCTTTGCCTAATGCATCTCTTGCTTCATTTGGACTTATAATTCCAGTATTTACTAAAGTTGCATAATAAGCTGCTTGATCTCTTAATTCGGGTTGTAAGGCAGGTATTCCTGTTACGTCCTCTGTAATTGAGAAACCAAAAAATCTTTCCAAAGCATATCCTATTTTTCTTACTATTGGTAGTATTGTTTCTAAATAGTATAGTCTATGATTTGGTCGTATGTTTGCATTATTACCGCCATCCATTAGGATTGGTGGTATCCCCATTGCTTCAAGAATAATTTTTTCATTTGACTTGATTGCTTCTTGGAAATCTAAATCTTTAAAATTAATCTCTGTTAAATTTTCTACCTCTAATCCTCCATCTAAAAATAGTGGTCTTCTACCACCTGATTGAGGATTATATCGTGCCACCCATGCTTGTAACATTCTTTCTTTAATTTTCTCTGAAAGAGTGTTTGGGCTTTTTAATACTAATCCAGGTACTGCTCCATTTTTAAAGAAGTTGTCTTGAAAGTTTCTCATACTTAACAAGAGCTTCATTGTTCTAAATGCTGGTTTTAATCTTGGAGTTCCTCTGTATATGGAGTTAAAACTGTTTTCTTTAATATGTATAATTTCATCTACGCTGTAATCTATACTATTTTCATAAGTATATTTTTCTACGTAAGTTGATGCATCAGTATGTATTCTAACCTTATCTGCAGGTAAGTGGTATAAATGTGCACCATCAAAATAGATAAATATATTTCCATCAATAAGTAAATCTATTATAAGATTTCTTTTAAATGTACTAATATCTTGAAAAGGGTTTGGTTCATAGTTAAGTAAAGATTCTACTCTAACTTTTCTAATATTTTTAATGACATTTAATGTAGAATTTTTCTTTTCTCCTATTGAGTATGGAATCTCTGCAACATCATCTACAATCATATTTACGGATCTATTTACAATTTCGAGTTGTTCATAGGCTTGTTTGTAATTATGTATATTTTCTGTAGAGTCAACAGTTAGCCCCTGATCCCGGGAAATAACATATTGTGCGGGATTAAGTTTTTCTTCTCTATTTATCCCTAAAAATCTATCATACCATGCCATGTTTATCTCTCTGTTTCTCGACCCATCGTTTTTGTTTCTCTGCATGTATCAACTTGGGTCGTTTACCGTAAATTGAATGTAATTTCATGTGGTGTGTATGGCAGAGGGTAACAGTATCGTTGTACAACTCTTTACTGTGTTCATCAATAAACTGCTTACGAATTTCTAGTATGTCTTGCTCGTTCTCAATAGTAATTTTATTCTTTCTTATCCAAGTTTCTAGTAATTCTGTAAGACCGTAATAATGATGAAAATCTAAATTCGCAGCATCTCCACAAATATAACAGCTATCAGCCTTGTTATATTGTGATTTTGCCTTGTCTCTAATATATTTAACTAAATCTCTTTTGAAATTCATATTTCTACTCTTAATAAGAATTATACCAAAAATACACATCAAGTGTCAAGAACTGTTTTTCCTTGGTGTTATTAGAATGTGGTAATTGAAGTTTCGAATGTATACAGGGCATATCGCATAGCATCAGCCATATGCGATGCCATCGTATGTTTTGGTTTTTCTTTCATTAAATTTGGGTTAGGATCCCATTGATATTGGTCTAAAGAAATGAGGGACTCCTTACATTCCTGATGTACTATAAGATCGTCATTATCAACGATCCCTCCTACATGACCGATTCCGTCTAATACAGATTTTTTCGCATTGATAGTAGTTATATCATAATTTTGTGCGAAATCAAATCTTGTTTGTTGAGCTGCTGAATCAATGTAAATATAGTCAATATCCCATTTTTCCATTAATTTTCGAATCTCCATAGCATGCTGTTCTGTGGTTCTTTCAGCATCCATATATTCATCTAATAAGTAATATTTCTTTGCATCCCAATCGTATGCAAGAACACAAAAAGCTGTTGGATCTTTATAACCGACATCAAGCCCCGCGAATATGTCCATTTGTGAAGTATCTATTTGACTAAGATCTGCAATACATTCTTCATGATTAAATGCCCAGACTTGGCCTTCATAAACATTGAAATCTGCCATATACTCTTGTGCAAACTCACTTGCAGACATTGTTTTCTTTGCTTCTTTAATATCATCTTCAGAAACACGAGGATTTTCATGCCAAGTTGCTTTTATACTGCACCACTCTGGAAACTCATCAGAGTATCCTCTATAGTAAAACTCTGCAAAATAGTTATTTCTACCCCTTGGTGTAGATATGAAAATTGCTTTAGAGTTATCCTTGTCTAATGTGGGCCTGAGCGCGACATTAAACGCGTCTCTACCATCAGTAAGTGCGGCCTCGTCGAATATGATGAGATCATACGATCTACCGACAACTGAATCGACTTGGTTAATAGACCCCATACGAATAGTCGAATGGTTTGAAAGTTCAATAACTTTATCTTTTGCATTGTCCCTAAGTACTTCTAAATCAAAATGTTTGATTAGATTTCTTTGCAAATCAAAAGAGATTTGCGATAATGAGTAGTTAGGTGACATCAATAGCACATGACTTTCAGGTACTAAACACACTAACTGTCCTATAATATTAGAAATATAAGTTTTACCCTGTCTACGAGAAACAGCGGCACATACGAAACGATACTTTGGATTATTGATTGCATTGATAATTGCAGTTTGAGAACTGTTTGGCTCAATGCCTAATAGATCAAGATAACCCATGATAGGAAGTTTTATAAACCTATCCTCTGGTTGTAATTCCATTAGATGAGTATTTTCTATATCTGTACGGCTTATTTCTATCAATGTATTATCTCTGGTGGAAAAATGTCTTCATCGGTGTCCTCTAAGAACCCCTCTTCTTTCATTAAATTGTATAAGTAGCAATATGAAGCTGCTACGTGCTTAAGTCTTGTTTCCGCGGAGCTAAGTTTCCTTTTCTCTTCTGCTCTTACTAATTGCTCAAGAAAAGCGTTTGCATTTATTATATTTTCTTCAAGCCACAGTAATCTACCATCTGCTTTCATGCCTTATTTTCTCCTTTTAATTCCTCTAACAAATTTTTGGGACTTAGGAGGCATCTTTTTAGAGCCTCCTTTACCTGCCCAAAATACTTTATTTGCCCAGTAAGCTGCGGATGACTTACCCTTGGCTATATTTTTTCTATGTCTTGCTTTGAAACTCTTTCGAGCTTCGGGACTATAGTTATGCCCCATACCTTGTGCACCAAAGCGAATGATCTTTACTTTTCCACCTACTCTTACTCCAACTACTGCTTTTTTAGTCTTATGTCTTGGTGTTCTTTTTGGTTTATTGAGTCTAGTAAGTCCGGCTCTTTTGAGCCTTGCTCTTTCTGCTTTTGTTAGTGCCATGTTTTTTATTTATAGTAAATTTCTTTACTACTTTATCAAGCCTTCCTGACTTCATAAGTTTATTTATTTTTTTAAAGATATTACCTTCTTCTCCTTCTCGAAAGTAGTTTTGATGGAGTTTTCTTACCAAAAGTTGCTCTTTTAGGATTCTTAGTTTTTCCATATCTTGGTCCAATCCCTTTTGGAGCTGCATAATAGTTTGCTGCTTCAATTCCATAATGATTTTTAGTATTTACAGGTACTCCTGCAGCTGCATTCATATCCCTTGTAACTCCTCTTTTAAGTTTGTGCTTACGGATTTTCTGAGTATTATGTATACTCGGTCCGCTCAAAAATCCTCCTGTTCTTGCCATTTTATTATCCTTTTACTCTTTCGAGTACTTGGCGTTTCCGCCGATTATTAATTCTGTCTATAACTGTTTGTTTAAAAATTTTTGAAAGTTCTACTACTTTTCTTATTTCTTCTATTAACTCTCTACTTCTTCTTAGCTCTTCTTTTACGTTTCTTGAAGGTTCTAACATAAGTTGGTTTTCCTCCTACACCTTGAGCTTTTGCTCTCTTTCGGCGAACAGCCGATCTTATTTGTGCTTTAGTCATACCTCTGGCTACTCTTGCAGGTACACATTTAGGATAACCACCTGCCTTTCCTCTTGCAGACTTACGACCGCAAGGTTGATATCTTCCTTTTTTCTTAGGCCGAGATATATCTACCCATCTTTCTTTAAACCATCTTGTTAATCCACCTTTTGGCTTAGCCATCTTGATGATGATCCATATCACCATCACTTATGTAATTGGCTGCCTGTACTACTTCATATTCAGATACTGCTATCTTATTAGTGAACCAAGTTGGAAGACTTGCCTCTGGGTTGTCTAAATGATCTATTATCATTTGAGCATGTGATTGTATTGTCTTGCACATTCTTACTACTGAAGCTGCATCAGTATGCCCATCTTTTTCTATTACAAATTTTCCATTTCCGAGTAGTTTTGCTTTCATTTTTTGCTTTTTTGTTTGGCTTCTATCATCTTGTCTGCGATATCTACCTTCCCGTCCCAGTTTCTATCTTTACCTGAAACTATATTTACCATTTGAATTAGTTTTAATTTTAACCAATCTATCATCTTTTTCTTTTCCTTGCAACGCCCATTCTATATTTTCCGCCACGTTGCTTATATGTTTTTACTAACCATCCATTTGCATATGCACTTGGATAGACCTTAAATTTTCTTTTTGCCTCTGCCTTAACTCTTGCATATAGCGAAGGGTTAGTAGGTACTGGCTTCTTTTTAGCTTTTCTTTTTCTTGCCATTCCTTATTTCCTCTAACCTTGCTCGGTCTTGCTGTATTATTGCAGCTGTAGGGGTTTGATTGTTTCCACCTTTAGAAAAAGTGGGATGAGACCAAAAATACTCACATTGACTTTTTCTTTTATTTAACTTTTTTACTTTATGATCCAATTCATCGAGACTTAAGGTATCACCCACTAGATAAACGATCACCTCCCAAGTATTTGAAGACCAATTCAAATCATTAAGTTCTAACATGTCTGAATCGTATTCTTCGAACTTTGTTGTTCCTGCGAAATACGACTTATATGCCCAGGGACAAACTTTGCTAATTTTTCTAAAGTACCAAACCCAGTCGATATTATCCGCGTGATCTTTTCTTCTTTCCACCTTTTTTCTTTTTCTTCTTCATACCTTTCGACTTTTGTTTCTTTAGAATTGCTTGTTGTAAAGCTTTAGGTAGTTTCTTTTGTTTAGCAGTTAATGCCATTATCATCTCCATTTCCCATCGGGACACTCTGCCCATCGTATTTTAGTTTTGAGGGGCATAAAACACTTACATTCTTTGCAAACTTTCCATCTTTTATCAAATTTTGGACAAGTTTTACAAATTTCGTATCTTTTCTGGTGAGATTGTTTTTTCACTTTTGTCTTCGAAGCGATTTTGGTAACGGGCCTCCTCTTTTTCGTCTCTGTAAATTAAGTTTTCTTGCCATCAACTTCTTCATTCTACCTGATAATTCTTTAGTAGCGATATTTTCTGAAGTTTCTGCTTTTTCGACTGCTTCTTGCAGTGCTTTTTCTATGCTGTTTCCCATTTTTTCTCTGCTTCTTGTTTAGTATTAAATTTATATAGTTGTCCCTGCTTTCTGAAACACCATCTACCTCTTTTTTCATAGATTGGTAGTTCTTTTTTAACTTTTGGTGCTTCTTTTGTTTCTACAGGTTTCATATCCTTTGTTGAATATTCTTTTTCCATTTTTTTCTCCTAACTATGCATTGAAAACATAGTCCATATGATACCACCGCCGGCAGCTATAAGTGTGCCTGACACAGTAATAAGTATTGTTTCTATTCTTGTTATCTGGGCTTCCATATCGTCAAACTTATTAAAGCAAGTTTTCCACCTTTCGGCGCATACAGCTTCATGTTTGGCTAATTCTGCGGCCACCTCGTTAGCATCCATGTTTATTCCTTAAAATCTTTGAACTTTTTGTTCTAATTAAAATTATATCAAAAACAGACCATAAAGTCAAGTACTATTTTCGTATGGTATATATTTTGACGGGTTCCGACTTTCCTTTTACCGTTACTTCATCCAAGAATTCGTAGTCATATCCGTCAACTAAACTATACTCAGAGATGATGAGATCTGCATCATACTCTTTGCAAGAGGATTCTAACCTCGCAGCAAGATTGACAGAGTCACCAAGAACAGAGTAATCGAAGCGATTAGAAGAGCCAAAGTTGCCCACCACGCATAGCCCTGTATTGATTCCAGCACCCGTATTAATTCTATCAAGGCCTTCCTCTTTAAGTGTTTCATTTAGTTTCTCCAATGATTCTCGCATCTCGAGAACCGCTTTTGTGGCGTTTTCAACTTGATTCTGGTCATCAAGTGGTGCACCCCAGAACGCCATAATACAATCTCCCATATATTTATCAATTGTTCCACCATGTTTTAGTATGATTTCGGTTTGATTGTCTAAAAATCTATTTATAAGTGCTGTAAGTCCCTGTGGGTCTTTTTGATATTTTTCTGAAATTGGTGTGAATCCTCGAATATCTGAAAAAAGAAAAGTGAGTCGTTTAGTCTCCCCACCCAATCTCAGTAATGTTGGGTCCTCCTGTAATTTTTTGACGAGGGCCGGACTTACGTATGTCCCGAATTGTTGTTTGATACGAAGTTTCTGACGATACTCGGAAAGAAAACTCGTGAATGTATGGTATGCCCAAAACAAAATCGAGAGTACTACGATACCGCTAACGTCAAACAAGTAAGAAGATTCATACATTTTCTGTGTCACAGTAACTGACGTAATAAGTACAAGTAATAACGCTGGAACTGAGAACCAAATGGATCTTGTTGCAAAGGCTAAAAGAAGAAATGCAAGAAAAGCTCCTCCTAATTCAGCTCCAAGTGCCCAAGTGGGCGTTGATGGTGCAGTTCCTGTAATAAGATTATGTAGTATGTTTGCTTGTATTTCGTGCGGATACTTCGGACCTGCTGGTGTTGGTACTGGATTTGTAATGCCTTCGGCTGTTGTACCAAAAATTACAAATGGTGCATCTATAGGATTTTCTATAAACTCTAATCCTGTTTGTTTATAGAATTTTGTATTCCAATTTAAATAGATACGACCATTCGCATCTGTGTTCATAAGTGGATAATTTGGTATTCGTACCCAATCAATACCCTCTGGTGTTGTTTTTAGCTGGTACGAAGGATCTCCTACTGCGACTCTT